ACCTGCAGCACCTGTTGCAGAAGCAGCAAAGTTTGCACTATCCATATCATTTGTAATTGCATAAGTGTAATCTCCAGTTCCATTATCTGTACCAGAAGCTATGTTAAAACTTTTAGTTAAGGCAGCAGCATCAGAACCAAAAACCCAAGCCTTTGCCAATCCTTGTTGTAAGTTAGTGGTATTTGTTCCACCTTCTCCTACCACAAGCATTGAACCTGCAGCAGTTACACCTTTTAATTTATCAATGGCTATTTCTGATGCACCACCACGAGTTAGATATGTGTCTACCTTGATTGTACTCATGTCACCACCAACCTTCCACCACTATTTACTGTCAATGTAACGCCACTATCTACAGTAATTGTTCCTGTTACCTGTGCATTTTCTGTTGCAAGTATTGTTGTATCAGCCGTTAAGTTTTGTGCATTAGTTCTAAACAAACCACCTGCCTTAAAGTTACCTTTGTTCTCTGCGGCTGGTGTAACTGTGCCTGTCTGTGGTGCTAAAAAGTTTACAAAGATATTCGCAGTTCCAGAACTAGGTGCAGCCGTAAATGTCAATGTTGTACCATCTGGTATTGTATATGCTGATGTGTCTTGTACAACACCATCTACAGATACAAGCACATCTTGTACAGAACTAACAGCTCTGCTTAATGTAAATGTGGTATCCGATCCATCGCCATTGAATCTCTCTACGGCAGTTGTAGCCTCAAAAGTTGTAACTGGAGTTTTACCAAGAAAAGGCATTATGTTATCTCCATTATTGATACAGCAATATCTGTAGCTCCACTTGCTGTAAGTTTTAATACATCTGTTGCTTCCATAACAACTTTGTTACCCGCCAAAAGTTCTAAGGATGATCCTGCTGGAATGGGTGCATTGGTAACAAGTTCAACATTCTGGTTAGCTTCGTTATTCGCTCCTGATCTATTTGAAGTATCTGATTCTATTGTAACTGTGGCAGTAACTTGACTTGTTGTTGTATTACCTAACATTATTCCCAGTAGAACTGTTGTTGTGGAACTTGCTACTGTGTATATAACATCAGCACTTGTTACACCTGCTTTTGAAATTAATTTAAATGTATTTGCCATATCATTATCCTAACGCTATTGCTAAAGCTGTTGCATCATTAGATGCGTCTGCTGGGGTTACCCCGCCTATATCAGACAAAACCTCACTAGCACTTCTGCCTTCTATAGCTGTGCCATTTACTCTTAAAAAATCATCGTCTGCCACACCAGTTGTAAACTTAGGTACATTGTTATTAGAGATGCCAGTATCTAAGGTTGCTGTTGCAGTAATAGCTGTTCCATTTAATGTGATGGCATCTGCTTCTAGAGTTCCATCAAAATCACCATCTACGGCATCTATATTACCCTTGAATATTGTAGCAGAAACTGTACCTGTACTTGGATTGTATGAAAAGTCACCATCCGATTCTAAGCCAACATTACCTGTTGCTGACGCATCTTCTATGAAAGTTATTAAATTTTCTTCGTTTGCATTCTCGTTATCTGCAACGCTTACATGTGCGGCATTAGTTGCGTTTGTTACAGTAACACCTGCTATAACAGTGTTAAGGGCTGTACCATTAACAGTAATAGCATCTGCCTCTAATGTACCATCTATATCTGCATTACCAGATATATCTAATGTGGCTGCATCCAGTTCTCCAGTTAAAGTTATATTTCTAAAACCAGTAATATCTTTATTAGTATCAACTATGGCTGCTTTTGAAGCCGCAACAGTTCCTGCTGTAATACCATCAATAGCCTCAAGATCATTTTCGTTTATGTCTGCTGAACCTATTACAAAACTACCAGCAGTTATTGCACCAGAAGCGGTTAGATTTCTAAATGAAGAAGCGTCTTTGTTTGCATCAACTACTACAGCTTTACTTGCTGCTATTGTGCCATTTGTAATACCATCTAATTTTTCTAGGTCTGCCTCATTCATATCAGCAGATCCAATAATAAAAGATCCAGTAGCTGTAACTGTTCCGCCTATTGTAGCATTACCACTAGCATCTAANAACACTGTTTTTGAAGCAGGTAAAGTACAAAATATAGTTCTTGTTCCAGAACTCCAGCTCACAGCATTGTTTGAATTAGAACTAGCTAATATAGTTGTTCGAGCTAATGTTGTTCCAGAAGCTGTAAAGGTGCCAATACCAACTTCAAAGTCTGTATTGTCAGTACAAGCATAATACGTTGTATCAGAGTTACTAAGATTAGCTGTAAAAGTTTCAAAGCCAGTAACAGCACCACCCAAATTATATGTACCAGTACCTGTTGTAGTGGTAGTTTCTTTTACTCTGTCTGATATTACAAGTGCCATTATTTTAACTCTACAGTTAGATTCCCTGCATTAATTCTAAATATATCTCCAGAAGCTATAACCTTACTAGCATCTAAAGCTCCTACAAATAATATGTTACCACTGCTTGATGCGTCAGCAATAATAACATGTGTTATTGTATTAGTTGTTCCACCAGATGCTGGGAACTCAATATTCGCTGCATTGGTTGCTGTTTGTGTGTCTGTTGAGTCTGCACCTATTGTTGTCCAACCAGAAGCAGCTACTTGTTGTCTTGCGTAGTTTGTAAAGGTTGCTTCTGTCACAGAACCTGTTTCTGCTGCACTTACTGCTGTAGCTAATCCTACATAAATACTATCTCCAGGACTAGAAAAACTAAGAGAGTTATTCTTGAATATATAGTGTAATATTCTTCTCTCTAGATAATTGGTTGCTGCATTTGATGTTGCCATTTTTAACTCCTATGTTCTTGGTCTTGATGGTAGACCAACTTTATATCCATCTGTGTTTTCTCTTGCTTCACCTAAGTCTTTTAGTCTTTCTATATAAAAAACGTAATTTTTTTCGTACTGAGCCAAAACATCTGGTTCACCTTTCATATAATAATACGCTTCAATTAATGATCCGTAAAGTAAAGCAAAAGGAGCGTTTGTGCTAATCCAGGTTGTTCCACCATCAGCTCCTGCGGTCAAACTAGCGGGTCTATAATAATAATGTAATTCAACAGTATAATTTGCATCTGGAGTTGGTGCTAAAATAAAGTTAGCTACATCAAACTTAGCATAATATTTAGGTGTGCCTGTTGTTGATGAAGCTGGAGTATACTCTCTTAAAAAATTAACATCTTTCTGCAAAAGAAAATTTTCTGATCCAGACGTTGTTATTTGCAGAGAAAACACACTTAAAAAATCTGATGGTACACTTAAATAAGGATCAGATGATGACATCGCACTCGTAACATTTTTCCTAAAATAATCAAGATCAACACTTTTAAATATTTTTTCTTCTGCGCCTTTTATAAAATTAGGCAGGTTAGTAACAAAAGATGTTTCACTATTGTCTGTGTAATCTTGTATCGCTGTCTTTAATGTTGCTAAAGTAAAACTCATTAATTTGTTATAGTGACAGGTCCTGCCGAAGCAATGCCACCACCTCCCTTTTGTGTTATGGTTGAAGTAGAACCACTATCAAATGTATAATTATTATCATCTGTTTTTGTTATCGTAAAGCCAGTTGCAGATGTAATGACTGAGCCAAGTATATTACCTATAGAGGATACATCTCTAAATCTAACAGTGTCGTTTGATGATCTTCCATGATTAGGTTCATTAACACTTATTGTTGTCGAAGATGATGTAACAGTAAAAGCGTTTAAAGGCAATATGTTAGGAACAGCAGTTTCTGTTCTGTCTGGTCTTGCATTTCTTATAGCTTCTGGATCAGTTGGTATTCTTGGAGGTGTAAGTTGAGGATGTTTTTCTTCATACTCATCTTTGCCAACCAAAGATCCATTCCATTCTTTACGCATATCTTTAATTCTGTACCTAAATCCAGAACGATCTGATAGTCCAAAAGCATGTTTACCAGATGCAAAAGCTCCCATTATCCCACCTTATAATAATTAAGTTGTGGTGTTACAGTAAAACTTGATCTATCCCTATCTTCACCCATAGCTCTTTCAAATTCTTCTTCATAAACTGTTTTTAATAATTGTATTCTATCTGGAGCTTTTTTCATAGATATGTAATATGCTAATCCAGCAGTTAAACAAGGATAAAACCTAAATGGTATTTCCATTGTATTTGTTGCTCCATCAGCATCTTGTATTCTAGTCAAAGCATCATAATAAATGACATCTGTACTGTTTTCAGGTGTGGGCCAAATCTTCAAATTAGGTGTTATTTGTCTATCAAGAAAAAATTGTGTTGGTCTACCAGTAGTTGTTTTAGTTGGTATAGCCAAATAAGTATCTCTACTTACTCTGGACATACTAAAATCTGTTCCACTTCTACGAACAACAGCAGATAATATATCAATAACATCTGTTCCTAAAGAATAATCTGAATCACTTGCTGTTAAGGCTTGTGTTCTTTGTTCTATTGTCCATTGATTTAAACCTCTGTTAGCCCATTCAGCTAACATTATATTCATAGATCTTTTTGCTGTTTGAAGATCATACCCAGTGCGGAGTTCTAAACCACATCTTTCAAATGCCTCTTCTATGTATTCAGCTACGTCAAGCTCAAAATTTGTAGAGTTAGATGTTGTCATTTCTTTTTTCTCCTAAGAGATTTAACTCTTCTTGGTTTACCTGCGGGTTGTCCTATTCTATTCTTCTGACTTATTCTACTTCTTTTTTCTGCCGATGTCATCTCTGATCTAGTTTTAGGTGTTTTAGAACTAACTCTTTTACTAGGTCTGCAATAAGGTGTTCCTCTTTTTTCCCCTTTTTTACGACCACAAGGTTTACCTGTTTTAACGTCTTTCCAATCTTCTTTAAACCATCGTTTAAGATTTAATCCAGATTTTGTTTTACGAACTGCCATTATCTATACTTTGTTACTTTACGTCTGTTACTCATGACGATACCACATCCACGAGCAATATTAGGGTTTTTAGATGATCTTTTCCTTTTGTTCTTCGGAACAGATCCTCCTTTTTTCATTTCAACGACACCACCTTCAGCTTTTTTCTTAGCATTACCATAATTTGCCGCACCAACTTTTCTACATTTTGCGATTGCTCCACTAGCATAAGCACTTGGAAAAACTCTGTAGCGAGCTTTAACTTTTCTGTAACAAGCGTCTTTTGGCATTTTTTTTCACCTTTACTATTTTTTTTATTTTTTTCTTTTTGTTCGG